GATGGAGTGCGTCGTCTACATTCATCTCGATGGCTTCGAGAGGATCAAGCTCCTTGGAAACGTACATGAGGGACTTGAGAATTGAGTCCTGTTCAGTGACGCCATAGAAGCTGACACCAGGAATTGGAGATTGCTTAGGGCTGATAGTAGTCATCTTGAGGAAGCTAAGGTCTAAGACCGGCTTCATAACAGTGGACAAATTGTCATCCTTGTTAGCAGGAGTGTAGGTGATCTTGTGCTCCGAAAACATGGAACCAATCGTAAGAGAATTAAACCATGCAGAGACCTTAGGGTTGACAGACATAATGTTGTCGTCCCCATAGTACTTGTCACCGACAAGGCGGCGATAGCACGACATATCCTGGAGTTCAGAATGGCCAGAAGCACGGGCGAGGACACGCCAGGCAATACGCATGAGAAGGGCACCAAGCTGGGTGTTAATCAGCGCCGTAAGATAATTTCCTGAAGGATTGTTGAAATGCTTCCAGAAAAGATACGGGCCAACTTTGCAGATGGTGTGGAGCACGCACATCATGAGAGTGTGACGAGCGACTCGCTCTTCTTCAGTAGGATTGCCATGTTGGCGATACCACGCCTCAACGGTCTCGAGGATGGCTTCAGCAAGCTGGGCACTGAGATAACGCTCGAACTTCTTGTAGTCTCCATCAAAACCTTGGGCGGAAATACGAAGCAAACGGCGAATCATATCATCCCAATCCTTGGAAAAGACACTCATCCCCACAGCCGAATAGGTGTTGGGATAAGAGCTCTGGAAATGGTTGTTGAAAGCGCCAAAATAGCGTCGCATCAAGAGAGTCTTGACAACTGGAGAACAGCAGATCACACGAGTGTTAAGCTCAGCGTTCTTGGCTCCAGTGCGGAGTTCGTCCTTGAGCACATACGAGTAGATGAAAGGAGGACGGACCCCATTACGAATGAATTGATCAAACGAATGGAAGTCATCCAGCATCTGTTTGTTTTCGCAGCGTCGGACGGGGTCTTCAGGAGTAACTTCTGAGAAGGCCCAGCGCTTACCTTTCTCCCCAAACGGACGTCGGAGAACGTAAGGGAAGCCTTCCGAGCTGTTCATTGGCAATGGCGAGATAAAAGGATAATCTTCACCGCCGTTGATAGCTTCGGTAAGTGAAAGAGGGCGGGCCTCACAGGTGGTCGGATGAGAATCCATGACCTCAATGAGATCTTGAGTTGCTGCATCGACATCTTCCTGAAGAAAGTCGAGGATGGGCTCACCGCCTTTGCTCACACCCTTCATAATGATCTGAATGGCGGAGTGACCCTGGCTACGAGCATCTTTTCCTCCGAGGACTGCAGGAGCGTAGTCAACGTCGTCAAAGATTGGGTCTCCAATAATGGGACTGGGGACAAGCTTCGTTGCAGAAGCAAGACCACCAGCTTTGCCGACAATCTTGCCGATGGGCTCGAAATCTCCCTTGAACTCAGGGAAATGCTCGGCCTCCTCGACTTCACAGGGCAGATCAAAGTTCTGCGACTGAATGTGATTGCCGTTGGAATGGACGTGATGGATGAAATCGCGCATCAATTCTTGGGTGAGAACAAGCCCCATTCCAGAAACGACTCCGTGTTCACGGCGACCGGCAATGTGCATTGAATAAATCTTGCCAGGGCCATCGACGGGAACAAGGATGAGAGAGCCACAGTCACCATTGCTCTTGGCTTCATAAGTGAAGTATTCAGAAACATAGGTGTCCGGAGCCTCCCCAGGGAAAGACGCCCAGGACTCGCGTTCAAGCGAGTGCTCTAGGTGCCTCAACCGGGAGATGCGATCATCAGGGTCGGTGTTGGGGCGGAGGAAATAGGCTTCATCCGTGTGCTTGAACTTGCCAACTTCAGCC